TTGCACAAAATCTTATTGGTGAAGGTGTAACTCTTGGAGTATCTTCTCGTGGTGTTGGATCACTAAAAGAAGACCTTCATGGATGCAAAGTTGTAGGTGAAGATTTCATGTTAGCAACTGCTGCTGATATCGTTGCCGATCCTTCTGCACCAGACGCATTTGTATCTGGAATTATGGAAGGAAAAGAGTGGATTTGGGAAGGAGGAATTCTTCGTGAACAACTCGCACAAAACACACAAAAGAGAATCAATACTCTTGTAGACCAAAGAAAATTAGAAGAACATAAGTTGAATCTATTCAACGATTTTCTCTCTAATCTCTAAGATCTATAAATAAATACAGATTATTAAATTTTTAATAACATGTCCGTTGGTAGCAACAATTTACAAGAAATGGAAAACGTAGTAACTAAAGGTGCTGCTAAAGCTGATGCAATGCCAGGTCTAACAGGAACAACTCCTGGTCAAACTGGTAGTGTTGAAGATTTAGGTGGCCCAACTCCACAAAATTATAAGTCCGATGATGATTCGGCAAAACTAAAAACACCTGGCACAACTCTTAAGCAAGTTAAGGATATTGTCAACAAAGGTGCAAAACCCGCCGATCCAATGCCAGCAGGTATGAAGGAAGAGGATCAAGTTGAAGGTGACTTAGTTGCCGAAGACGAAGTGGTTACTGATGAAGTAGTTTCTGAAGAAGAAGCAACAACGGATGAAGTAGTTTCTGAAGAAGAAACAACTACTGATGAAGTAGTAGAGGAAGAAGAAAAGATTGAGTATTCTGTCGAAGACGACATCAATGCTTTAATCGAAGGTGAAGAACTATCTGAATCCTTTAGAGAAAAAGCAGCAACTATTTTTGAAGCTGCAATTAATTCTAAAGTAAAAGGAATTAAAGAGGAGTTAACTGCTTCCTACGAAGAAAAACTCGTAGAAGAAGTTGCTTCAATTAAAGAAGAATTAAAAGACCGTGTTGACTCATACCTTGAGTATGTTGCCGACGAATGGATTGCAGAAAATCAACTTGCAGTCGAGTCTGGTCTTAAAGAAGAAATGACTGAATCATTCATATCTGGAATGAAGAGTCTATTTGAAGAACATTATGTAACAATCCCTGAAGAAAAATACGATGTCATCGAGAGCATGGTAGATAAACTTGATGAAATGGAAGGTAAACTCAACGAGCAAATCGATAAGAACGTTGCTCTAAATAAGAGATTAGCCGAATCGGTATCCGATGTAGTATTTGCAGAAGTAACTGAGGGACTTGCCCAAACACAAAAGGACAAGTTGGCTGGTTTAGTAGACAATGTTGAGTTTGAAAGTGAAACAGCATACCGTGAGAAGCTAGAAACGTTGAAGGAATCTTATTTCCCAACAAAAGTAGCTCAAAGAAACACAACAGAGAATCTAACAGAAGAGACAGGTTCCACAGACTACACTTCTAGTGTTAGTCCATCTATGGAAGCATATCTTAAGACTCTGACTAGAGTTTCTAAAAAATGATTTTTATATCATAAATTCAAACTAAACTTTAAAAAAGGAAAATTTCAATGCAAGCCCCAATTAATACAGAGGCTTTACAAGAGAAATGGGGACCACTACTAAACGCAGAAGGACAGGATAAAATATCTGACCCTCATCGTAGAATGGTTACAGCAGTTCTCTTGGAAAACCAAGAAAAAGCATTAAGAGAAGAGAGGGAGTTCTTAACAGAGCAACCTACAATGAATACAGATCCAGGTGGAACAGGTAATCCTGGTTTTAGTGGATCTGCAGCATCACCAGTCGCAGGTTTCGACCCTGTTCTAATCTCATTGATTAGAAGAGCAATGCCTAATTTAGTGGCATACGACCTTGCTGGTGTACAACCAATGAATGGTCCAACAGGACTTATATTCGCAATGAGATCTCGTCTTGAAGGTCCATCTGGAGATGAGACATTCTACAACGAGGTAGATTCAGCATTCTCTGGACAGAATGAAGGAAGAACTAATACTGGCGGCATGGTTGACGCACAGGTTGGTTTAGGTACAACTGCACAGTCAGGTAACAATCCAAGTCTTCTTGACCCATCTGCTACTGGTACTAGTGTACAGTCTAAGGCATACAACGTCGGTCAGGGTATGTCCACATCCGAGTCAGAAGCACTCGATGGTACAGGTGCAGCAGCATTCCATCAGATGGCATTCTCAATCGAGAAAGTCACTGTTACTGCGAAGTCTAGAGCACTAAAAGCAGAGTACAGTTTAGAACTTGCTCAAGACCTTAAAGCAATCCACGGATTGAATGCAGAGGCTGAGTTAGCAAACATTCTATCAACTGAGATTCTTGCTGAGATCAACAGAGAAGTTATTAGAACAATCTATAACGTTGCAGAACCAGGTGCTGCTGTCAATACAGCAACAAGTGGTACTTTCGACTTAGACGTTGACTCAAACGGAAGATGGTCTGTTGAGAAGTTCAAAGGTTTGATCTTCCAGATCGAAAGAGATGCTAACGCAATCGCACAAAGAACTCGTCGTGGAAAGGGCAACATGATCCTATGTTCCGCAGACGTTGCTTCAGCATTAACAATGGCAGGTGTACTTGATTACACTCCAGCACTTAATGCAAACTTAAATGTAGATGACACAGGTAATACATTTGCTGGTGTTCTTGCAGGTAAGTTCAGAGTCTACATTGACCCATATGCTGCAAACGTTGCTGCTTCACAGTACTACGTTGCAGGTTATAAAGGTACTTCACCTTATGACGCAGGTATATTCTACTGCCCATATGTTCCATTACAGATGGTAAGAAGTGTCGGAGCAGACAACTTCCAACCAAAAATTGGATTTAAGACTCGTTACGGAATCGTTGCAAACCCATTCGCAAAGGGTGCAACACTCACCACTCCTGGTGTACTTTCACGTAACAGTAACGTATACTACAGAAGAGTTAAGGTTGCAAACCTAATGTAATTCAGATATTACATATCTTTTCAAAGAGGGTGTTGACACCCTCTTTTTTTTATGCTACTATATAATACACGGACAACGAAAGAAGTCTGGTTTTGCTGAAAAGTAAAACAACCCCCATAAACTAAACCGAAAGGAGGAACCCATGAGTAACATGGATGAACTTCGCTATCTTAAAGATGTAGCGAAGGACCCTGCACTTGAAAATGCACGAAAAAAATTCAAGAAGGGTATAAAAGGAATCGCAAAAAGATTAAAGAGAGGTACTCGAAAATCCTCTGAGTTAAAAATAAAAAGAGAATGGCAACGTAATATTAGCGGTAATGCGATTGTTAAATATAAACAATTTGATCCAGAACTTGCAACTATTTTAGTTGTATCAGTTAGACCCGAACATCTTGGTGGTGATATATTACTTATTGATGGTCAACATACTGCAATGATGGATCTTCTTGGTGAGTGCGATCATAAGCATGATACTTTAGAATTGCATCATGATGAAAAGGCATCTATAGAAGATGTTGAAAAAGCAGAAGCAGCACTGTACAAAGCATTAAATACACAAAATAAAAAACTATCCAAGTTAGATATTATTCGTGTAGATCTTTTCCTCAAAGAAGAGTATGCAATTGTGTTTAACGGTATTTTAACTCTTTGTAAGTTAAATATTGATGGATTAGGTGATGTAGATGGAGATATTATTCCTGGTTCTGGTACAAGATTTATCAGTACTACTGAGACTTATGGTGAAAGGTATTCTCATTATATTAATACAGCAGTATCATTTATGCGTGATAACTGGGGTACTGAAGATAACCCATTAAAAGAATTACGTGATGATATGATCTACGGACTCACTACACTTTTCGTTTTCCTTGACAATGCAGGAAAAATTAAGGGTGGAACTCCTAATGGATTGAATGGTAGAAAGAAGAAACTTCTTCAATGGATGAACTCTGAAATGTGTAAAACATCAATGAGAAAATATACCAACAATACTGCAGGTGGTCATGTTCATTTCAAAGTTTTTTACAACATCATTCAAGAATATAATTATTGGGCAGATGAAAATGATCGTACTTTAACTATTAGTAAAGATTATCTTCATTATAATGGTATTTGGGATCCCACCAAATTCTTATCAAAAGAAGATAAGAGTAAATTGCCTTCTTTTCCAAAAGATATTGTATAAATTTAAGGGGTTTAACCACCCCTCTTTTTTTGTCTAAATACATATAAAGCTAAAACTACCGATGAAAGCAAGTCCAAGAGAAACTCAACAGGCTCATCAAAATTATAAGAAGGTTTCTGAGCATTTAATCCGTGAAGGATATGCACCAAATCAAGAATCTGCTGATGATATAATTAAGGGTATGAGTGAAGAGTGGTTTAATTTAATTATAGAAGAGTGAAAAAGTTTGGTCAGTTTCTAAAAGAAGCTCCCACAATGAATACAGATCCATCTGGAACAGGTAATACTGGTTTCAGTGGTTCTGCATCATCACCAGTAGCAGGGTTTGATAAAACCCTATGGAATTATATGGTGACTAATGCTTATCAGTCACCTATGGATTTAAGTTACAGGTGGTCTAATATATTTCCTGTTAAAAAATTGTCTCTTGAAGATATAGATAATATGGTTGACGCATCTAACGAATTTATAAACGTAATGAATAAAAGCACATTAACAAAAAGAACTTTTAAAGAGTTTAATGAACT